TTAAAACCAATCAAATCCTTACGATTGGTCACTAACATGTAGTTAGATTTGTGCATTGGTAGTACAGTATGCACTACCTTTTGAGCTTCCTTGTCACCACAAATCATGCAAGTAGTGTAACCTAAACTTACACGTTTGTCATGTATATCTGCATCACAAAGTACACATTGAGACATATAAACCTCCTTGAATTGATTAATGAAACACGAAAAGGGAGAGCAGTAATACACCACTCTCCCTCAAATTGATTAAGCAAGCTTCTCAACCTTGCTCTTAGTGCCAGTTGTAGATGTTGGTAAGAATGCTACATAAGGAGCACCCCAACGATTCACTAGTAACATTGCTTTCAAGTCACCAGTATTAGTCTCAGGGATGAAGAAGTTTACTTCAGCCTTCAACTTAGTACCAAGTTCAGTCATTGTCTTGGAAAGAGACTCAACTGAATCAGCATTGTACTGCCCTTCAGGATCTGCTTTCACAACAATCTTGTTCTTAGTGTTCTTAAAGATAGATACATTACCTTCGTATATTTTAGCCATATTGACCTCCAGTTAAATGGTTGATTAAATCGCCTTAAGGGACAACCCCGAAAGACAAACCCAGTTTGGCTCGGCGAGGTCGGTTTGTCAAGTTTGGCCCCGTACACAGAGAAAGCGTCAAGTTTAAACTAGCAATTATCTACTGGTGGGTGGCACTATCTGTGTGTATGTTGTGGTTTATATATGGTAGTTAGATAGGTTTAATCGTTTGTTTGTAAGGGTTTGAGAGTTAGTATCTAAAGTATCTAAGTTTTAGAAAGTAATCCTTGGCTACGGCGATTACCTTATATTACCCTAGATTAAGATTTGGAGAGTGATGTATGTAAATTTAATAGATAATTTAGATAGTTTAGATAGTATTCTCCTGCGTATATGGTGTAAACCCTTGTAAACCAAGGCCATTTGGACATCCAAGTGTAAACTTTCGCTATCTAAAACTCAAGATATTGTGTCAAGTATGCTTTTAGATACTAGATAGATGTATAACTTTACACCAAATGTACCACAACCTGTAAACTAAAGGTTTAACTTGACGTTTAATCTAAGATAATGTCGTGCCGAAACCCCCCGACGTATGGGATTATATATTTAAAAAATAAAAGACAAAAAAAAGGAGAGAGTTTGTTAGACTCCCTCCGTTCTCCTTAGTGTAGTTTTCTAGCTGGGTTGTGTGAGACTGTTACATTGTCTGCTTCGATCTCTGTATCATGCTTCAGCTTGAATGCTAGGTTCTTGGCGTCAGCTTCCTTGTAGTACCATCTTGAGTAAAGGTTTCCGTATTCAATCCAATCTACTCGGTACTCTCTTTTACAATCTTTCATTGACATAATTGTCTCCAGTTTGTTGTGAGGGGAGATTGCTCTCCCCTCGGGGTTAAGTTAGGCTAGCTTAGTCACTTTTGACTTGGCTTGACCCTCGGCCTTGGCTGGCAAGATAGTAATTCTAGGATTACCGTATCTGTCAGCCATTAGTAGAACATCAGTTCCACCGTCAGCCTTGAAGAAACTCCACTTATGTAGTGGCATTTTCTTCGCCTTACTAAGTTCCATAGCCTTAGCATATAGTTCCTTAGCGTTAGTTGAATTCCAAGCGCCGTTTAGGTCGCGCTTCAGGGCAATCTCACCCTTGGTGTTAGCCACTAAGCTAACATTACCTTCAAAGATTCTACTCATGTAGACCTCCAGTTGTTACTCTGTAATCCCGCAGAGTGTTCGGGTATCAACGTTTTGCTGATGATTTAACTATGGATTAAATTTACACGTTTGTCAAGTATGCCTGTTTTATGCCACTTATACAGGGCTTATATTTTAATGATTGGATTAAATGGCAGGGGGGGACATGGACACGCGATTGACCCCTCCCCCCCATATAAGTAAACCTCACATAACAAGACCCAAAAAATCCAAGTGTAAAGTTTCACAAATTGTTGACAGCGGAGTAATTTTAGGCATAATGTTTTAGTTATGGACACTATACCTTTGAAACATACAAAGTGGTCTGACCGGTTTGCCTTCGATACAGCGCTTATGCTAGAAGGCAGCGGAGAGACTTTAGACGAAGTAAAAGATCGGCATAATATTACTGCCGAGGATATACTCGTGTTTAATAAAGATCCTATATTTCTTAAGAAGGTAACTTCTTATAGAGATGAGATTAAAGAGAAAGGCATGACTTTCAAACTGAAAGCTCGTGCTCAAGCAGAAGAACTACTAACAACCTCTTGGAGTTTAATCCACAGTCCAGATACTTCGGCTGCGGTTAAAGCTGACCTTATTAAATCCACAGTTAAGTGGGGTGGGCTTGAACCTAAGGGTGACGTTACAACGGAGGGTGCAGGTGGAGGAGTTAAGATCACAATCAATCTCGGAGGACAAGAACATCCAGCAACTGTTATCGACGCTGAAGCAGTTGAAGACACAACAGCGATTGGAAGTTCTTAAAAATTTTACAGATTCATACGAAGGTAGTAAGTCAACATCATTTGACACTATCTCAGACTATGATAATTTCACTTACAAATTAGTAAAACTAGGTATATCCTACAGAACTAAAATTCTGAAAAGAAAGAATATACCAACGCAGTATATAGTTATACTGTTAGAAAAGGAGGAAGCATGATTATATTTGGTCATACGCCTCGGGAGTGGACGAGACGAGTAAGGTATCGTTGGAAACCTATCATTGCTTGTATTGTTAGTTTCATTCTTGGCGCGGTTATTTTCTAATGGATATTGATTACACCCCTACAAAGACGTGTAAAGAATTTATGGCATCTGATGCAAAGATGCGTGTACTCATGGGGCCTGTTGGTTCGGGTAAATCAGTAGCCAGTTGTTTTGAAGTAATACGTCGAGCATCACAACAGGCTCCTAACAAACAAGGTATTCGTAAATCACGAGTAGCTATTGTCCGTGAAACTGCACGTCAGTTGCAGGATACGACAATTAAAACTTTTTTAGATTGGTTTCCAACGGGAGTGTGTGGAAACTTTATGCGTACTACTAAAACTTTTTTCTTTAAGGTTGGTGATGTTGAGTGTGAAGTAATGTTTCGTGCACTTGATGATGCTGACGATGTTGCAAACTTGAACTCACTTGAATTAACATTCGCATGGTTTAACGAGTGTAGAGATATTCACCCAGATATTATGGACGCGATGTCAAAACGTATTGGTCGTTTCCCATCTGCTAAAGATGGTGGGCCATCATGGTTTGGTATGTGGGGTGATACTAACCCTCCGACTATGGATACTTGGTGGTATTATCAAATGGAAGGACTTGATTCTAAAGATGGAGTTAGTCCTAATGATAACGGGTGGGAAGTATTTAAACAACCATCAGGTCGTAGCCCACATGCAGAGAACATAGAAAATTTACCTGAAGGTTATTATGATACTCAAGGTAGGTCAGATGAATACATTCGAGTTTATGTAGATGGGGAATACGGGTTAAGTTCTGCGGGACAACCTGTGTATAAATATTTTAGACCAGACTACCATATTGCGGCGCAAACCCTACGTCCAATTATAAATGGTGTACGTCCAGTTGTAGTTGGTATGGATTTAGGCTTGACACCAGCGGCAGTAATAGGGCAACAAGATCCTCGCGGGCGGACGTTGATTCTCGATGAGGCAGTAAGTTTCGATATGGGCATACAGCGTTTCGTCCGCACCATACTCAAACCATTAATCTTTGAACGCTTTAGCGGAGCACCTGTTATGGTTATCTGTGATCCAGCAGGTATACAACGTGCTCAAACTGATGAACGATCAGCAGTAGATATTATTAAAGCAGAAGGTCTGCGCGTTATGCCAGCTAAAACAAATAGCGTGTCAGCACGTTTGTCTTCTGTTGATGATTACTTGATGCGTCAGGTAGACGGCGATGCAGCTTTTTTACTTGATCCAAAATGTACACAGCTTAAAGCAGCAATGATGGGAGGATATAGATTCCACAAAAAGAATGGCAACATAGAGAAAAATAAACATTCACATGTTGCAGAAGCGCTACAGTATCTTATGCTGCATATTAATCACGCGAGTGATGCAGCATATACTTTACAGAAAAGACAAGTCAAAAGGGTTGCGGCAGCGGGTTGGACTTGATATAATTCGCCTGTCACTTGATGTTTCATTCATGTTACTCCTTGTAGCCCCTGCTGGTTTGCCCCTAGCGGGGGTTACTTTTATGTTAGACAAACACAAACTTGTGTGTATACTATGATGTAATATATACTTATTGGAGGTTGTTTATGACTAAAAGAGAGATGAAACTGCGGGAAGAATACTTTGATGGCCCAGCTTCTGATAGCATGAGCCTTATGCAGTATTTTCTGTCTAAAGGTTTTGACCCTCGAAAAGAAGCAAAGAAAACATCTGGTGGTAGTACAGTACCAAAATATAAAGATGGTGGTGAAGTACCAAAACAATTTAAAGGATTTGCTAAGTTACCAGAGTCTGTCCAAAAAAAGATAGATCCAAAATTGGCAAAAAAAGTTTAGGAGGGTTAATATGAAATGTGGACAAGGTAAACCTTACAAGAAGATAGAGACAAAAGTTCGAAGCTATAAAGATGGTGGTGTAGTTTACACTGATAAAAATGATCCTGAAGATGTAGTTAAAATGAAGGATCTTGAAGTTATGGAAAAAAAGAATAAAGATAAAGAGAAA